GTTCATCGTAGGCGCCGGGTGAATCCCATGGACGGAAGTTGTAGGAAGCCGGGTCACTTGGGAACATGACAGCGAAGAGACCTTTTCGGGCGTTATCATTTCTCGACTGTGACATACGGGAAAGACTGTTCTCCCGGAGGAAGAGAGTTCGGTCTCCGTAGGCAGGGTGCTCGGTTGAGTAGACACGGGCACCCGTGAGGCTACCTGCAGCAAGGGCTGAACCAGTCCAAGTGAGGCGGAGGGATGTTGAGAAGATGAAGTAGTCGGTGATGACCCCGGACAGCTCTTGGAACTGGCCTGCGATGCCGGCTGGGGAAACGTTCCAACCGGTGAAGTCGTTCACGCCACCTCCACCGTCACCAGCGGTCCCATTGAATTGAACATATGAGACATAGTGGCCACCAGCCACGTTACCGCCGATGGTGAAACCAACGATATACGTGTTCCCGATGACGGCGGGAATCGACCAGGTACCATTTGCAGCGACATTTGTAGTGGCGCTTCGGACAATGGTGGTACCGTTCGACCAAACCCCGGTCAAACGAACGGGATTGGAAGTGGTCGCGGTTGAGTGGAGGATGACGGTTGCAGAAGTGACATCGATGAGGAGATGTTGGCCTGCGCGCATGGCGCCAGAGCCAATCAAAGCCTGGGCAGTGGAGACATCCAACGACTTCGAGCCCGGAATGGCAGCACCGTCGCGGATCAACGGGGCAACCATCGGAACAAAGGTCTCAAAGCCGTCAGACGCCGGCAGCTGGCTCACGGGGTTGTACTGGACGTACCCGGCAATCTGGCGGCGGGAAGGTGTGAGCTCGCCAGGTTGAGAAGTGTGCGGGTCAGAACCAGCTTCCCAGGAGTAATCGGTGAGCGGGCCACCAATCACAATCTCCTCCTGCGTGGCGATTGCGCCACGCATGCTTGGAAACACAGCAACAGAGAAATGGGCGTCAGGAACGTTGGGGTCGACTACAATGTCACGAACGGTCTTGATTCGGGCTATGGACACTTCACCGCCAAGACTCATGGCGATATCTTCACCATCATACTCTTCAGGGTCGAGGATGGTTCGGAGGGTGTTTTTGGCCACCTTGGTTTCAAAACCAGAGTCGCGGATCAGTTCATCAGCGCGTTGTCGAGAAGACAGCATCTTTTGC